CACTCATTAGTTTATTTCCTCTTCTATTATAGGTGTCCATCGTATGTCTCCACTCTCAATCATTCTGAGAGCCTCTTCATTGACAAGGTCTTCGAGATCTTCGACCGAAATATTGTGCGGTGCTTTTACCTCTATGAACCTTGCAATGTCGAACACATACCTTTTTTTACGAACCACGATCCACGATACCTTTGCTTGTCCCACCGTTGTATGCGCGGTTTGTCTTTGAATACATCTCCTGATGTATTTTTCTTTTAATCTTCTCGCGAACAAAAGCCATCTTCTTGGTCTCAACATCCTTGCGAACCTGACGCCTTTTTTCCTTGCTCATTTTTACTTCCGGAACCTTTAACAATTCCTTGACCTGATCATCACTAAGCATCCTTGCCTCGCATGATTATCTCCATGACCTCAGATACTGTGCCTTCGACCCACCAACCACCGTTGTTGTGATGGCCGTCATGAATCCGCGTAACCTCGCGCTCGATATTCCCGACTCTACGCACCTGACTGTACACCGTGAATGATGTGCCAGTAAAAAACATAACGCCTTCTGGTTTAAACGAGTGGGTGCATAGTCTGGTTAACACAAATGATTTACTCATCCCCAACTCCATTAAAATAAACTGTTAGCTCTTCAGAATCATCGATGTCCTCATCGATGACCTGATACATAATGTCCTTGCCATGCACGAGATCATGAATGGCCTTGATTAACTCAGCTTTGGTCATCCCCAATCCTTTCGATCTTCTTCCTCATTATAGCCCTTAGTATAGGCAACAATCTCATCCGGTGTCATGTCTTGCAGCATGATCCTCTGACCCTTGCCTGTCCCCTCCGGATACCAGTGGGGATTGAAAGAGCGACCATAGTACCTGTCCGCCGATCCACGATCCATTGGACTTCCGTGCTTGATGCTAAAACTTTGGCACATAACTTATCCCCTCCAGTTGAAAGGCTTTCACCTTCTGATACTCGCGCCATTTCGCATCGATCTCCGCTTGTGAAACCTCCTCGAATATCGCATCTCCGAACTCGCGCATAGTCCTGCGAACCTCTTCATCGACATGAATTAAACGATCATCAGTCATCACTGTTCTCCTCAAAAGCCTTCGGGGTTCTATCCCACTGAGGTTCGTTATCCTCCCACATTTCAGTGAAGACACGCTTGTCTTTCAATTCATCATAGGTGGCCTTGGTCACCTCGTAGTGACGACCAGCCCCATAGGCCATTTCGCCACAGTTCCAGTACATACCTTCCGGCAAACCGAAAGAGTCATGCTCATCGAGGCCGTACCAATCTTTGGCAATCTCTTCCATCACTTCATCAGGATCACCAGCGGTTGCGAACAGGATGGATTGTTGAACCTCGAACTCACCATACTGCTCGTCTATGTTTCCAACATAATATTTCATCACATTACCTCCTTCCAATTACGAATGTTTGTCGAGTCGTCTTCCCAAATCATCTGGGTCTGTTGGTCATACCGCTCCGGACAACCGTCCGCAGCCAGATTGAACAACTCATGCGCCATTGTATCTGCGGCCTCGACCGACTCAGCGCGAACCTCGATCTGTTTCCAGACCACCGCATTTATTTCCACAAGATAGCTTTTCATTATTCCACCTCCTCAATATCTATCCTGTCTAACTCGTCATCAACTTCTGTCGATGGGCAATAATTAGGGAATTGTGTCCATTGTTTTAAAAACAATGTTTTTGCAGCATCAGCATCTGCCGCCCAGATTTCATCCTCATGCCAAGCAATCCTTCTGGCCTTCACAATAAACTTTTCCATCCTACTGCCCCCTACCACCATTGATATTCGTAATTATAATTGTAATCAGCATCAAGCTGATGCCATGCCTGTTCATAAGCATAATCCCAGTTTGTGTGGTATCCAGTGGCTATGTCATCATCCGCAATACATTTTGCCCAATGATTTAAACTAGGCTCATGGTCAAATGGTAATTCTTCCATTAGCAATACACCCCCTAATCCAACAAAACCATATAGGCATGTGGCTCGTGCTTCATGAACCAACGACAGCCCTTACGAACTTCTTCATATAGCTTTTCCTGCAGCTTCGGATCATCGGTTTTCTCAGCTATCAATTGAGAACCCATGATAACGTCATAAACTGCGACAGCATCGGCAGGCAAACCCACCTTCTGACCACTGAATATGTTTTCACAGACCTCCGGCTCATCGCCCACGATACATTTGAATGGTAACTCCCTACCCAAAAATCCCTTAACCTCTGACATATCTTTGCCCCTTTACATAAACTACATCATCATACCAACCAGACACCGCTGGCTGACTCGTTAAACCTGTCCCCTCACACTTGGGACAAGCATTAACTTCCCTGTCACTGACAGGCACATAACCATGACCCACGCAATCATCACACACATACTGAATGCGAATTGCCGTTGATCTAGTCTTTGATTCACGATCCATGATCCATGCTCCTTGTTAGGTTGTCTAGGAATAATCCTATAGAATCCCAGCTATGTAAAGCAAAAAAACACGCTACATAGTGTTTCTGTGATATTTTTTTGACTTGCTTTTTATTTTTGTAAAATAGGCGTAACGAGCGTAACGGCGTAACGAGTAGGGTTAAACTGTTGTAATCATTAAGGCTGCTCGTTACACTGTGGTTACACTCGTTACACTTGATACTGTCGGAGTCTGACTTTTTCCCGATATTTCTTTGTTTATACTTTAATAAAATATGACAGGAACTATAATAGCAATTATGGAACAGGACGAAAAAAGAACGGTAGGCCGACCAAACGGTCAGATTTTGACAAACCGCCAGCGCGAGTTTGCTAAATATATTGTTGAGGGGATTTACTCCAACGCGGAGTGCGCCCGCAAGGCCGGCTATGCTGAAGGTCAAGCCGCTAAGACTGCGAGCCTGTTTCTGAACGGCAGGGATTTTCCGCATGTTGTCGAACTGGTCAAACAACTTCGTGAAGAAAAAGAACGCAAATACGGCGTGACGCTCATTGGTCAACTCAAACGACTGTCTGATCTTTCTAGAAATGCTGAAGAATCTGGTCAATTCTCTGCCGCCATCAACGCTGAAAAGATAAGGTCTGCGCTTGGCGGTCTTACAATTGACAGGCGAGAGCAAAACCACATTCACCAGATAGACAAACTCAGTAGAGAAGAAATTATAGCGCGGCTTTCCGAAATCCGAAAGAATCACCCCGCAGCATTCATAGAAGGCGAGGCCATCGAACATGCCCAAACCGGAACAAAACCTTTGGAACTCATTCAAGCAAGCCCTGCCGAAAAAATCGCATTGGAACAGGATTGAAAACCGAACCGGAACTGGTGCGCCTGATGTATACCTCGTCATGGATGGTGTAGCTTGTTGGGTGGAATTAAAAGTTATTATCAAGAACCGCGTCCGAATCTCACAATCACAGATCGCATGGCATCTTTCGCATGATAGGTGCGGCGGGTTGTCGTTCTTCCTAATGCGTGAGACAGGCAGCAAATCTGCGCTTCTCTTTCCATCGTCAGACGCGCTTGCGCTCTGCGAGCCTCGCGCAAAATGGCCTGATCCGATTTGTGAATGCGTCATGTCTGAAATCCCTGCGCGCCTGCGAGCCTATGCCCTAGCCGTAAATGAAAAAAGCCAAGCGGCATAAACCGCTTGGCTCTCGAGGCTTAGTGTTGAACGATTGCTATTGATTTTGCTTTTACTGATGCGCCGGCGCATAGCTTGCAAGTGTCGCACGTTGCCCGCCGGCCTGCTTCCTTACTAGCGGGGCATAAAGCTTCTGAATCTTTTATAAGTTCGTCTGTCTTTTGTATAACGCGAAATGTCCGCTTGCCTGATTGCCAAGCTTGGCGGGCTTCTGCTTCTGTGTCCGCGCTGATCATATAAAGCATTGGATCAACTTCAACCAAGCCTGACTGGTGGCTATAGCCGGTATGGCCTTTAGCTTGTGATAAAAGACTGTCCCAAATATATGACGGAACCGCTGCGCCATCGCCATATGTACCTATTCGAACCATACGACCGGCACCCAATGCAGCTATAGCTTCATGACCTTGTGCCGTTTCATATCCGCCTTTCATATAGTGTTTCCAAGTGATCAAAACGCCTTGGAATAATGCAACGTAACATGTCCGACCTTTTGCCATTTTGTATTTGCCGAATTCTGGATGCGCCGGCGTTAATGCTTCGCCTCTATGTTTACAATTTCCGCAGATTGAAAAGTCATTGCCTAGCTTGCTATTCAACATTGGATCAAGGCCGTTATCATTTAAAATGTAGGTTTGCACCATGTCGCCGGTTTTGCGATTGCTGCTTTTAACAATAGCAATAACGACAATGGGCGAGCCGTCTATAAGTGACGCGCCTTTGTATATGATCGAGTTTTGTGGTTTCATTGTAAGCCCCTCAAATGATTATGTTTTAACCTAATAAATAACAATCCCATAAAATCCCAGCCAATGCAATAAAAAAGAAACGCATGGAAATGGGAAAAACTACTATTTGTCCCAGATTAAAGCTTTTCGGCTGTTTCAGGTTTCCTTGGTTCTTGCATCGTGCACCTTGGCAGATGGTTCTATATTCATTTGCGCGTCTGGCCTGCGCCCTTTTTCTGTCAAAAGACCATGGTTCATGGTTCAAATGCCTTGGATCTTTGCGCTTTGCGCGCCCAGCCTGCGCCCCTTGTCTGTCAGGGGCGACCATAAAAGAAAAGCCCGGACTCGAAAGCCCGGGTTTGGTTCTGTTATAGTGATTCAGATTCTTGACGCGGATCGCACGGGGAAAGATGCGCCCATTCGCCGCGTTCGTTGCGCTCCGACCACATGTCGAGGAACGCCTGATGGTGATCTTCGAGCGAATAAGACTCATCGCGCGGGGTGCCTTCGTGGAACGTGTCAGAGTCTAACACATCCCAACGCGACCCCTCGTGCAACCCGAGCTCGAACGCGCGGGCTTCCGCCTGCGTGGCGAACTGGCGCGTGAAGAACTCGCGCTCGCCACGATAAGAACGCTCATCGATAAACAAAACATATGAAAGTTGAACCATGATAAAATCTCCAAGTTAAAGTTAATGGTTCATGGATCATAGCACACGGAACATGGTTCATGGTGTCATCTATTTGACACGTCAAGATTCTGACACGTCAAATTTCTGACTTGAAAAAAGCGAGGCCACAAACGGAGTTTGTGGCACACGTTCCGTGTCCCTTGCGCTCTGCGCCTCCCGCTTCGAAGTTTGGCGGGATAAAAAAAGAGGCGACCGCAGCCGCCCCAGTTGTTAACCGTGTAGGATTTCACTTAACTCACCATCCCATGCGTCATCGTTAGCACAGTGGATTGCATCGATTGGTGACATACCAGCATCATAATAGTCGCGCCATGTTGCATCAGCTAAATCGTGGATGCCAAAGCCGACGATGCTTTGTAGTTTTCTATCACACGCTTTTTCAAACGACTCGTATGTTTTGGTGTCACAAGATACATATGTCATGATCATCTCCAATAAAAGAGACCGCGCCACACTTGGGAGAACCCATCGCAGTGACGCGGTCAGTTGCCATTATGCGATGGGCTATTTGTATGCTGTTAGTGATGCGATGCGGTATTTGTATTTACCTGTCACACCGAACCGCTCACGCTCGACATTGTGAAGCCGGCGCAGATTTGGCAGCACCTTAGTCTTTACTGTGTCGGTTGTGATGCTTAGATGATTAGCAATCTGCACACGAGACTTGAAGCCTTGGCGTAAGAACTGCTCCGCCTTGACTAGCTTTTGCGCTGATACACCAAGCCGCTTGTTTAGCTCTGTCTTTGGCTCAGGATCTTCTGTGACTTGCGCCTCTTCGAACACTTCGCCTCTGACATAAGCCAGCACAACTCTTGTAACGATGCTGTTAGCATCTCTTGTCTTAACACTGTCAGACTTGTTTGCCAGTTCATTGATCCGCACAGCAGCCGATAGGATATCAAGCTTGCTCTCGATGTTGTAATAATTGTCAGTCATATTAACCTCCGATGTTGATGGTTGGGGCGACCGCAGCCGCCCCGATTGTTTACTATTCATTCTCTTCTGCGTCAGCAGCGCACTCGTCACAGGCATAGTCGCCCTCGAACTCGTTCACGATCAGCCAACAATTCTCACAGTCCATGTTTGGTTTTACAGTCATATCTACTCTCCTTAGTTAATGGATGGGATATATCCCATAATCAACAATAGCCCCTACTAGGGCAGACTGCAACAATTATTTTGTCATCTATTTGACACGTCAAGATTCTGACACGTCAAGATTCTGACACGTCAAATTTCTGACTTGAAAAAAAGCGAGGCCACAAACGGAGTTTGTGGCACACGTTCCGTGTCTCTTGTCGGGGGTTACTCCCACTGATTGGCAACCAGCTTGGCATCGCGTTAGGGGGGACCCCCTTATTTTTGGGGTGTGGTGTTACTGATTGGCTGTATAATACACTGATTGATAAATTCATTCGAATGTATTATCGTTTGGACCATGAACCTAGATGCTCTGCCAAAAGAAGTGTTACAGGAAGTTTTGCTGCTGGAAGAACAGCGCAAGCGCCTAGAGACACGCGATAAAGCCCAAGAACAGTTTATGCCGTATGTCCATCATGTATATGATGGCTTCATTGAAGGCCGGCATCATATTATCATTGCAGAAAAGCTAGAAAAAATCGCGCGTGGTGAATTAAAACGCTTGATTGTAAACATGCCACCCCGGCATTCTAAATCAGAATTTGCTTCGTATCTTATGCCTAGCTGGTTTTTGGGCCGGAATCCAAAGTTAAAAATTATTCAAGCTACCATGAATACGGAACTTGCTGTAAGATTTGGACGCAAGGTCCGAGATCTGATCGCCGACCCTATTTATGGGGAGATCTTTCCCAATACGGACCTAAAACAGGACAGCCAAGCAGCCGGTCGTTGGGAGACCAGCGCTGGCGGGGAATATTTTGCGGCTGGGGTGGGCGCTGCAATGACTGGTCGTGGCGCGGATTTGTTAATTATTGACGATCCTCACTCGGAGCAGGACGCACTTTCCCCTAGTGCTTATGATAATGCGTGGGAGTGGTACACATCTGGCCCAAGACAGCGTCTGCAGCCGGGCGGTGCCATCATTATTGTCCAGACGCGGTGGTCTAAGAAAGACATTACGGGCAGGTTACTGCAGGCTCAGGGCGTGGACACCATGACTGACCAATGGGAGGTAGTAGAATTCCCTGCGATTATGCCATCGGGGGAACCACTGTGGCCGGAATTCTGGCCCAAGGAAGAGTTACTTAAGGTAAAGGCGTCACTGTCTCCCGGAAAGTGGAATGCCCAGTGGCAACAAAATCCTACATCTGACGTTACAGCATTAGTGAAACGTGAATGGTGGAACGTGTGGGAGCGAGAAGACACCCCTAAGCTAGAGTATGTGATTCAGTCTTACGATACGGCGTACAGCAAAAAAGAGACGGCTGACTACTCTGCTATTACTACATGGGGTGTGTTTCAGCCTCGTGAGGACGGGGATCAGCATCTGATCTTGCTTGATGCGAAGAAGGGTCGCTGGAATTTTCCTGAGTTAAAAGCGATTGCTTTAGAGGAAAATGAGTATTGGGAACCGGACATGATGTTAATTGAGGCGAAGGCTTCTGGTATGCCGCTAGCGGACGAGTTACGTCTGCAGAATTTGCCGGTTACTACCTTTGCTCCGGGCCGGCGCAAAGGCGGGGGTGGGTTGGACAAAACAACCCGTATGCATATGGTTGCCCCTATATTCGAATCTGGAAAAGTATGGTATCCTGAACGTAAATTCGCTGAAGAAGTAATAGAAGAAGTTGCCTCGTTTCCAAATGGAGATCATGACGATTACTGCGACAGTATGACGATGGCTGTTATGCGGTTTCGGCAGGGCGGCTTCATTAGTTTGGACGGCGAAGAGCTTGAAGACTGGGGCCCACCTCGTAAAAGAGAATACTATTAATGGCAAAGCGCTATATAGATAAAAGTATAGATGAGCAACAGGCGGAAAGAGCCGCTGGTTTTTCCAAGCGCATGCAAAATCTCACTGAGGCTGGATCAGGTATGGTGGACCGGCTATCCCAGATGGCTACTGGTCTTGCTAAGGAAGAGGTTTTTGGCATTCCCGGGTTACTGGGGGATTTAGCGAAGCCTGCTTCAGCCATTTTAAACCCCGTTCTTTATGCCACAAATCCTAAAGTCAGTGAAAATGTAAGTCAGTTTGCAAAAGATTTTGGTGCATCGGGCCTTGCAGCAAAAGCTGGTGTAGAGCTTTCTGACGAGTTCTTTGATGAACAGGGGGAACTTCGTCCAGAGATGGCTGGCAGGTTTCTGGCTCCCGGCGCGTTATATGCTAAGGTTGCAACCTTAGCGCCAAAAGTGGGCCGTGGACTTCAGGACCTTGTATCGGGGCTCAGGGATAATGATTTTTTTCCTCCGAACGGACCGCAGTTGAACCCTGTGACGGTGGCTCCTGATCCACGGACCACGTTTCCTATGGATAAGGCTCCTGTCCCAGAAACTTCTGTAATGTTAAATGAGGCTCGTGGTACAGGGTCCACGGACGCTAGACTTGTTGACTTGATTTCTAAGGGCGATATCAACACTCCGGAAGATATAAAGAGTTTTTTCCCTGACTTCCGGATTTTAAATCCTGAAGATTTTCCAAGTCAGGACAAGTTTGAGTATGCAGAAAAGTCCGCTCAGTACAAACTGATAAACCAGTACAGGGCCAGCCCTAAAGAAAAAAAGATTAAAAAGACATTAGCCCCTAATCCGGAAACCTACATGATTAGTGAAGAGGGTGCATCGATGATTGGCGATGCACATTCACCACTTCTTGATGTTTTGAAAAAAATGGATATTCCTCCCGGGGGTATAGCCGGGTCGTCTGTGATAGAGCAGGTAGGTAAGCAGTTAAGTAATCGCAGAAACATTGAACTTCAGCAGTATGGTTTAGTGGATTATTTTTCAAAGAATGCGGATAAAAAGTTTTCGCGGGAAGAACTAATCGAAACTTTTGACACTGTGGCGCCTAGTATTGATGTTAAGACTGTCATGGAAACAGACCTGCAGACTGCTGGTGTGCCAAGTCTTGCTTATCAAACGCCCGACGGCGTTACTGACGCTGCAGCCCCTGACGGGCACGGCGTTATTGTGTTTGGCAACCGAAAAGGTGCTCAGGTTGGTGGTGTAAAGCTAAAAGGTGTGCCGGGTCACGACTATTTCAAAGATGACATTAGTGGTTTCTTTGGTCAGGTGCGTTTTAGCATCGTACCGGATCCGTACAACCCGGATTCCGGTCGGAGATACATGAGCCTAAACGAGTTTCAGGCTGATCTTATTAGAGGTTTAACCGATCTGGCGGAGGGGCGTGACACATCATATGCCCGGAGAATGATTCAGGATCAGCGTGTACCGTTGACCCCGGGCGAAAAACTGGCTCTCAAGGAGATAGATACAAGTCTAGAAAAATCTAACTATTCCCAAATGGAAAAAACAGCAACGCAACTAGACGAGGAAGCACGGCAAATTCAAGGAAAAGGGGAATATCGTTTAGGTCTTCGTGCAGACGGCGCACCATCTCGTCAAAGAGCGGAGTCACGCAATAGATTTGATATCGCTCTTCGTGCGCTTAACGAAGGGCTTGCTGATCGCAAAACTCCGGAGCAGGTAGAAGAGTTTTTATTAAGACTTTTAGGGGATGACAACACCACAAGTAACACAGTTCTTAGAGATAGCCTCACCCAGATGTGGCGACGATCAAACGCAACTGCAGTATCGCGCTTACAGGCGATGTCTGACGCGGGCATAGGCTCGGCCATGCCCGGCATGTTGCGTAAAATGATTAAGGAAAAAGACACCTTGGCTGAATTCCAGAAGGAAGCGCTTTTTGACGAACTTCAGCAAATTGAAGGCGTTTTTGATATGAATAGAGTGTTAGAAGATGCTACCCGTTATTCGGAAGACCTTACCAAAGCATTTTTAAAGGGTGTTGAGGGGGACAACTCAAGTATAGTTATTGGTCTAAGTGGTAAAAAGGTTCAAAATGCTCGTTCGCAACTGTCCCGCGACGAAGTCTTGGCTGCGCTACCGGACGGCTGGTATGAGAAAACAGTAAACGATCTTGTTGAAAAGTACAAAGCCACAGACAAGCAAATAGGTTCAGGTAAATTTCCATATAAAAACATGCGTGGATATTCGCGCGTTAACAACATAGGCACTAATGATACTCGCAGGACTGCCGAGGCTGTGGTAAATGATGTTCTTGACTACATGGGTAACGCACCGGGGTCTTCGCTCACTGGCGCTAGAACGCTAGGCACCAACTTTAAAAACTGGCTGGACAAAAAGAACTACTTTAATGCTGCAGAAAAGCGTCTTAGTGAAATTGACGGACTACGTCCGTCTGATATCGACATACAGGAGGCAAAGCAGGATTTTTATACTGACGTTCTTCAGAAAAGCGGCATAGAAAATGTTGCTGACGTTCTTCAGCTTCGAGACAAAACCATCCGCTCTGGTGGTACATCAGGGTATATACAAGACGTTCCGTTTAAAACACAAAACGCATTTAATCAATTTGCTCTTCGTGCAGCAGTGCGGGAAGCTGAAAAACTTGGTTTAGACGGAGTTGTGGTGCCTGATTGGGCGGACATGTCTGTTATGCCGGGAAGATTAGATAGCACTGAGTTTACAATCGGTACAAACACTGACGTAACCATTCCCATTTACACAGATGTAGCGACCAAAATAGATGAGGCAGTAAAAAAACAAACGGATTTTCACACACAAGAGGGGTCATATTATATACCTGACGAAAACTATCTTCCTGTAAAAGACATAAAAGAAATAATAGATAGCATTGAAGACCCAAAACAAAAAGAAGCAATAGTTGAATTAATGCCTTCAAACACATCCTCAGATCAGTTTGCAAAAACCACATTAAAATCATACGCCCGTGGTGAGGAATTAGGTGAGTATTACCCCGACATTGCGGAGGATTTAGTTGACGTAGGTATAATGAAAAACACAATTCAAGGTCTTCTTGACACGGGTAGAGAGCAAACCAAAAAATACAGAGCTTTCAAAACAAACTACGGTGATGTTCTGGACGCAGGATTACAACGATTAGTTTCGGAAGGTGTTACTGTAGAAAACAAACCGTTTGGTTTATATAACCCAAGAGAAAATAAAATAGAGCCGTTTGGTGACATTAAACGCCCTGCCCGCGTAATTGAGCTAACAGGAAAAACAAAAGACATTGCCAAAAAAGTGCCTAGCGCTTACAATAAGGGCGGTCACGTTGATGTCCGTGGCGGCATTGGTGCTATGGCTAGGAGGGTAATGTAATGTCTGACAAAGACAAAGTTCGCATTGACGGACGTACAATGAAACAAATAAGGCAAATAGCGCAAGAAGATGTGACCAAGCTTACGGATAAGCAGTGGGAAGCATGGAGCAAATCTGCTAACAGCAAAGCAGCGGGCGGCATGGTTAAGGGCTTTAGCCCTATTGCCCGTCCACAAAGATTTAAGGGAGTATTCTAATGGCGCCTCGTTCACCACTAAAAAAGAAAAACAAAAAAGAAGGTTCTGATAACTACAGCAAGAAGCCTACGCCGGCACCTAAGATTAGCCCAGCAATTGGCAAAAAACTCACAGATGGTAAAAACACTATTACTAATATGCCAGACCACAAAGAGATACAGCGAACGCACAGACGTAAGCGTGGGCAGGATGAAGGCATTGAGCGAGCGAGTTCAGGCAAATATTATATGAGTAAAAAATGCGGCGGCGCCGTACATAAAGCTCGTGGCGGAACATTTAAAGGAACATTCTAATGGCACCTAAAGCTCCTAAAACACCGAAGAAGAAAAAAAACAAGAACATAAAAAATACATCCGCTGCTGATGTTGTAGCAATGGTAGCGCCGCATCTTCAGGATATAATAAATTATGGGGCACACGGGACTGCAATACTTGGAGCCGGAGCTTTAGGTTATGTTCCGTACAAGCTTAGAAAAATAGAGGAAGAGTCCAAGAGTAAGGGTAAAAAACAAGGCGGGGCTGTACTAAAAGCTCGTGGCGGAACATTTAAAGGAACATTTTAATGGCACTACCCCCACAAATGGTTGACATGGCAATGGGCCCGGGCGGCCCATCTGACTTAATGCCTGAAGAAATGCAGGTTGAACTTCCGGGTTTTGAGGACGAGCTACCACCGGGCATTGAGATTGCAGGTGAAGAAGAGATGGTCGAGGTTCAGACTGAGGAGTATGACCACAATGCCAATCTTGCTGAGGTCTTAGATGATTCCGTTTTGCAGGAAATTTCGTCTGATCTACGGGCTAAAATTAAAGAAGACCAAGATTCCCGCGATGAGTGGGAAGAAGCTATTTCAAAAGGTCTGGGGCTTCTTGGTATTAACTATGAAGAGCGGACCGCGCCTTTCTTGGGGGCGTCTGGGGTGCATCACCCACTATTGTCTGAAGCAGTAACGCAGTTTCAAGCACAGTCGTATAAAGAAATGCTACCTTCTGGCGGCCCTGTTAAGACACAAATTCTTGGCACACCAACCAGAGAGACGGAAGATCAGGCGCAGCGTGTTGAAGATTTTATGAACTATCAGATTACTGAGGTAATGGAAGAGTTCGATCCAGACACTGATCAGATGCTTTACTATCTGCCACTGACTGGTTCTACATTTAAGAAAGTATACTTTGACCCCACAAAACAACGCGCTGTGTCAAAGTTTGTGCCTGCAGAAGATTTGATTGTACCCTACACTGCGTCTGACTTACGCACCGCAGAACGGGTAACTCATGTTTTCCGCATGACTGAAAACGAAATTAGAAAACTGCAGTTTGCAGGGATTTACAAAGACGTAAATATTTCACCAGTTGAAGAGAGCGAAGATGAAGGAAAAATTCATAACCGTGCTAACGAGCTTACGGGAATACGTCCTAACTATGGGGACGATGTCTATACATTATATGAAGTCCACGTTGATCTCGACCTTGAGGGGTTTGAAGATACTGACATGCAGGGCGATCCCACGGGCATTCGGTTACCTTATATTGTTACCATTGATGAAGGTTCTGGAGAAGTTCTTAGCCTTGTTAGAAGCTATCGTGAAGCGGATCCCTTAAGGCGTCGCAGACAATATTTCACACACTATAAGTTTTTGCCGGGTTTTGGGTTCTACGGCTTTGGTCTTCTGCACACAATCGGTGGGTTGTCTCGTGCGGCGACCTCGATTTTGCGTCAGTTAATTGATGCGGGAACTTTGTCGAACCTGCCGGCTGGATTTAAAGCTAGGGGCGTTCGTATTCGTAATGACGATGAGCCGCTGTCCCCCGGCGAGTTCCGTGACATTGACGCTCCCGGCGGCGATCTTAAAAACTCTATTATCCCGCTGCCTTACAAAGAGCCGTCAGCTACACTTGCCCAGCTTCTTGGTGTAATTGTAGATTCTGGTCGTCGTTTTGCACAGGTGGCAGACTCAAAGGTAGCCGATGTTAACTCACAGGCTCCTGTTGGGACTACGGTTGCATTAATTGAGCAGGGTTCAAAGGTAATCTCTAGCATTCACAAGCGTCTGCACTACGCACAGAAGCAAGAGTTTAGAATGCTGGCGGAGGTTTTTGCCAGTAACCCGATGCCTTATCCTTACTTTGTTGGGCAGAACATTCCCCCAGAGATTATGCAGCAGGACTTTGATGGGCGGATTGACATCTTACCAGTGTCTGACCCGAACATTTTCTCAATGTCTCAGCGTTTGTCTTTGGCGCAGACTCAGCTTCAGTTGGCTCAGGCAGCGCCGCAGCTTCACAATCAGTATGAAGCCTATCGCCGGATGTATGATGCGTTGGATGTAAAGAACATTGATGCAATTCTGCCAGCACCGCAGCCGCCACAGCCCATGGATCCTGCAAAGGAGAACTCTGCTGCATTGAAAGGGTCGCCGTCACAGGCATTCCCACAGCAAGATCATAGGGCGCACATTCGTGTACACGCATCTATGATTCAGTCCCCGGCTATTCAAGCTAACCCACAGGCGTTTTTGATTTTGCAGTCTCATGTTCAGGATCATGTTTCTCTGTTTGCTCGGGACATTGTGCAGGAAGTGTTTAAAAACGCTATGCAGCAGGCACAAATGGCCGGCGAACCAATCCCACAGATTGATCCAAACGTAGTTGAGGCTATGGTTGCACAGCAAACGGCTGAAACACTGGAGCAGCTAGCGCCGCTCTTAATGCCGGCACAGCAGCCTGATCCGCTTGTAGAAATCCGCAAGCAGGAGCTAGAGATCGATCAACTGGAAGTTCAGCGCAAGATGCAGAACGATACAATGGACTTCCAAATTGATCAGGCTAAGTTGCAACAGGCAGCTAACCTAGCCATGCAGCGGATGCAAACACAACAGGGTATCGCGGATGACCGGAATGATGTGAATATCTATCGCATCAACACACAGGCCGGGCTAGCTAGGAACCGTGGACAGTGATCATGTGGGACATGCACAATCGCACGACTAAAGAGCAGGCTGAAAGGAATCGTAAAAGATGCTCCAAGCACTAATAGGTCCGGCTACCGACTTGATCGGTAAGTTTGTTGAAGACAAAGACCAGAAGAACAAGCTGGCGCATGAGATTGCCACTATGGCGGAGCGTCATGCACAGGAGCTTGCCAAGGGTCAGTTGGCTATCAATGCTGAAGAAGCCAAGTCACGGAACTTGTTCGTGGCGGGTTGGCGCCCGAGTGTTGGCTGGTGCTGTAGCTTGGCCTTGTTCGCTCACTTTTTGGTCTTCCCTACTATGGATGTAGTAACTGCCTACATGGGCGTTGAGCCAGTAGCTTATCCTCAGTTTGATATGGACAGCTTGATGACTGTCTTACTGGGCATGCTTGGGCTTGGGGGGATGCGTAGCTTCGAGAAGGCCAAGGGTTTAACAAAGTAATGGCTAAAAAAGTAGACAGCACCCCCATCCGTCGCAAGCGCATTCGGCGTCCGGGACAGCATAAAAAGAATATGAACAAACGCAACAAAGTCAAGACTTTCTTTGGGTAGTTATGGTGAGCGTAGAGACTTTTCTTAAATGGAAGATTCTGCCACGCTTTATGATGTTGGCTAGCACCATAATGTCATGGCGTTGTGCTGAGTGGTTCATGGCCTTGGACGTTCCGACTGCTGCTCAGTCGGCATTCGTGTCTGTGGTCATGGGTGTTATGACTGGTGTTTTTGGGATTTGGATGGGTCATGAGCACAAAGGTTAAAAGCCCGTGCGTGGGTATTTGTGTGTTAGACAAAGAACGTGTAAGATGTATTGGCTGTGGTCGTACCATAGACGAGATAATTAGTTATGGCAAAACTAGGGTAGAAGACTGATGTATGCTCCAATGAAAATGGGATTTCCTACGGGCATGGCTGGGGGTGGTATCACTCAGTTCTTGCAGCCGTTGCAGGAATATTTATCCCAGCAAGTTGTGCAGCAGCAGGTTCAGCCCTTTATAACTGAGGTTTCTGATGAGGCGCAGGAAAGATTTAATCTTGGCGGCACCGGCAGCAACGACATATTTAGTAACGACATATTTGATAATAATATGTTTCAGGGTAATAGCGGTGGCATAGGTACGTTACCATCAAACGACCTACTTCCGGCTATTAAAGATGCTCAAGCGTTGTATGGTGGAAATGAACCTATGCCGGGTATTGCACCCGATCCGAGGCCACTAATGAACGGTTTCCCATCGCCGAATGAACCTATGCAGCCGGCAGTCCCAGATATCGATCAGGGTTTTTTTGACTCAGATGAGTATCTTAATTTTATGAGTAAGCCTCAAATAGGTACACAAGATATTTATATGAGTCGCTATTTTGGTCAGATGGGTTCTGGTAGCTTGGGCGGTATGCAAGAAAAAGCATATGAAGACTATCTACGGCGCACGGGGCAGACCGATAAAATTATGGATACCAATCCTTTTGCTCCTACCGTGGGTATGCTCTCTACGCAACCTACGCAGCTTCCGGGGCCTAGACTTCCAACTTTTACAGGTACAGGAAATGACGGCTTTGGAAGCGCTTCACAGGGGCCGTTAGATTTTTATAACCCTTCCGTTGGGCCAATGTATGGGCCAGAAGGAACTTACTCTTTAACTGGTGGTCCACGACCTGTCTCGCAGGATCCGTATCAACGGACCCTATTTTCTGGAGCGGTGAATCAATAATGGCGAAGGTAAGATTAAATCAGTTTGCGGAAGACCTTGGTATTAACCGTTCCTCTGCACAGAAACTTATGAAAAAGGCTCGAGGCCGCAAGGATGGCGGGTCAAATGTAATTAAAAAATATTCCCCGGGGCTTCAAGATCGTATGAAACGGTTTGAGGATGCCGAGCGTATTTTCAGAGAAGACACAAAGATTGGAACAAAAATGGAAAAATCATCTTCAAAACCAAAGTCCAAGCGTAAGGCTTTTGATGAGTATTACGAAAAGCACGGCGAGGTTCATCCGAAAGACCCTCGGACAAAGCGTGATCATCCTATGAACCGTGAAGGTCGCCCGCTTGTCACAGAGACCGAAGACATTGTCGAAGCCAAGGCTGGCAAGTATATGGCTTGCGGCGGCTATGGTAAAGCAATTCAAGGCACGAAGTTCACTGGAGTTAAGTAAATGGCATTTACTGCTAAGGTTCATCTGGTCTGTCCGATGAGGATATGGATCAATCTCTACAGCAAGATATTGCTGCGGCTAATTTTGCTGCATCGGGGGGAGATCTTGGTGACTATACCTTTGGCGGAAACTTTGTAAACGACGCTGACAACCCGGGCTACACTGGTACTTCGACCAATATGAACCAAGCTGTAGCAGACATGCAGGGTCTTTTTAATACTCAACGTGGAATTACTGCCTCGAATCCATATGGTAAAGAGGGCTTTTTTAGCCGGGTTTTGGGTATAGACCCCAGTAAGATCGACTATTCAGGTAATATGGATCTCAATACTCGTATGGGTATTGCTAGGAACCAGTTTTCTAAGTACATGAACCCTCAAAATGTAAAGGGTCAAATTGGTTACAATGACGCTTATGACACGGCTGAAAAAGGAAAGCTTCGTGCAGGAGTGCAGGACGCAGGCTACCAAACAGTTTACGGGCCTGTGATGGAACAGGCTCGAAAGCAAGGCATAGGTGAAATGCTTGCTCGTGGAGCGATGGGTCTTTTTGGTGGCCTTCCGGGGTTGGCGTTGGGTCAGATAGGTACACAAGAATATGGCTTGCCGGGGGTGGATGGTTTTGACTCATTCAACCCCAATAACCCTCGCGCGGGTGGCGGCATTTTGGGTAGTATGATGCTTGGCGGCCTCAATACAAGTCAAGCAGCGGCTCAAGCAGCACAGGCAGTAGATACTCTTCGGGCAAGGTTTTCCCCAAACCTTGCCCCTACCACTAACGCTGGCATAGGATCTTTGACCCCAGCTAACTATGAGACAAGAGCCGACATCCGTAATCGTGTGACACCCACTGCTCCAGCGATGGGCTCGGTGTTTGAGGTTGATGGGCGATCTTTTATAGCAGGGAAAAACGGTCCTATCGAACTGTCTGGAGTTAGTTTACCTAACTTTCGTTCATCTCGTCCAACCGAAGCTACGATTGACAAGGGGCAAGGCCAAATTTTGGGTGTGCAAGATTATTTTCAAAATCAATTCGCCGCTCCTGCCAATCAATCTGAAACCCTCACGGATAAGATGAACCTAGGTTTGAGAGATAGCCGACTCGGCACCCCTTCAGGAATACAAAATACGGGACTTTTTGGTGAGAATCCTAAAGCTGCCGGTTTTCGGACTATCGGGGAAATGATACAGTCGGTTATTAACGAAGAAAATTTACCTGACAATCAGAACATGTACGGCTCGGGAACGCCAGACCTAAATGATATTTTGAATATGTACGGCATGGAGACAGTTGGACAATGAGAATTGAAATTAAACTAATCCCTGACGGGCTTGATCTAGGAAAAGCAATTCAAGATGGCATCCCTGTAGACAAAATGCAGGATGCATGCCCTATTGCCACGCAGGATCTTGAGACTAACGAAGAGAACAAGCGCCTTGCCATCAAAGAACATCAGTACGGCCCGGCAGTTAATCCAGAAGAAAGCTGCGGTGTTTGCGCTGTATTCAACATTACAGAGCATATGCAGCAGTGTATGAAGGACGAAACCGGAGAAATCGGTTATTGTCAGTTGCTTAAGTTTATGTGCAGTGCTAGAAACAGTTGTGCAGCATGGGAAGAGGGCGGTCCATTGACGGACATGCCGAACGAGCATGGATCTACATGTGCTTGTGGTAAGCCCGACTGCGACTGTGGAGAGTAAATGGACGTATCTCTTTTTGTTTCAAGGTACAGAAAAGCCTTGAAAAACCGCATAGAAGACATTAGTGTCTCTATAACAAGTGGTAGTGTTTCCAACATGGAAAATTACCGCGCATCCGTAGGTGAGATTCAGGGGCTCACCTATGCACTTGATGAACTTCACGCCCTGCTACAGAAGGTTAATTATGACGACGACTCTGATAGTACCTGACTACATCCTCGCGCAACGTGAGGCAAAAAAGAAAGCCGAAGAGGCTGCAAAACAAAAAACCCTAAAAGAAAGAATTCCGCAACCCACTGGTTGGCGTTTGCTCGTCATGCCGTATATGGGTCGTGAGAAGACTGAAGGTGGGGTTTATGTACCTGATCAAGCAAGAGAGCGTGAGGCACGAGCCACTGTCGTAGCTTATGTACTAAAGGTAGGACCTTTGGCATATAAGGACGAGGATAAGTTCGGCGACGCTGGACCGTGGTGTTCTGAGGGCGATTGGGTATGTATCGGAAGATATGCTGGTTCTCGATTCCAGATTGAGGGTGGCGAAGTCCGGATTATTAACGATGATGAAGTCATCGCAACCATCGTCGATCCAGACGATATAAAAACATACGGAGCTTAGTATGCAAGAAGAACTACCCGAAAAAGAAGAACTAGAAATTATAGCCGAGGACGAAGAAGGTGGTGAGGTTGAAGAGCAAAAGGAAGAGCTTAAAGCTGAAGACCAAGCAGAGTCTAAGGACGATGATGATGAATTAGAGAATTATTCCGAGTCTGTTCAGCGCCGTATTCGTAAGCTTACAAGCAAGTATCGTGAAGAAGAGCGGCAGAGACAGGCGGCTATTGAATACGCTGAAGCGGTAAAAAGACAAAATGATGAGCTACAGCATCGTCTAACAAAATTAGACGAGTCTTATGTTGGTGAGTTTGGGACGCGGCTAGAGTCTCAGGTGATAGCAGCAAAAGAAGCTTACAGAAAAGCTCATGACGAGGG